GCCCCGCTCCAACGGCACTGACGGAGGGATCCGCACAAAGCCTTCAGCGGCAAAGTTGTCTTCAAAATGCGTAAACCCACGCTGCACCCATTCGCCCTCGTACAAGCGTTCATAGTCGCCCATAGCAACACCCATCTCTTGGCTGTACCAGTCACGAACTGCTGAATAACAGTCATAGCCGCCATACAGCCATGGACGCCCCAGCAAACCCGCTGACTGACCCGGATCAAAGTAAAAATGCTCCGTGCCTGCACAGTTAAAAATTGCATACGGCAGGTTCAATGCCTTAGAAGCATTGATGTCGGCAAAGCTGACAGTTCCATAGTCGATATGACTATGCCAAGACGCTGCCGCGTCGTCTAAATACAAAGCAGTCTCTTCAGCGCTAATCGTAAAAGTGTTCTCCTCTTTAGACGTGTTAGTACATTCAACGACGTCTCCATTGTTCAGAATAAAACCACACGCCTCAACAGGGTGTGCTGCTTCTGCACACTCTCGAATCTTGGTTTGCTGCTTGTTCGTAGTCGGGTTGCTAAAAGAAGAAAGCATAATCAGCCCATTGCATCGGTTAGGCCGGGGAAGCCGCCAAAAGGCAAGCGTGAAGTGCTCCCAAAGCGTAGCTTGCAACTCGTCAAACGCTTGCCGCAAACATCATTGCCTGCCGAAGTAGCTTGATCATTGGCGTCAAAAAAACTGCTGCCTGTGTAGCCACAACCAATGCTGCTTTTATAAATCCACTGGCATTGCTCACGCAGCAATCTTCGCCCTGGCAAAGACCTGCCCTCTAAATCAAATGGTATGGCCAGTTGAAAAGCAATAGCAAGTTTGTTTTCACTGCTTTTTTGCTCAACGATCCACTCATCAGGCCCCCAGAAAGCATTGGGGTCAGCGCCAGGAGCGCCATCTAAATAGGTAGTCAAAGTGCGGATACGTTGGACCGTTGCGCCTACCAAATCATCATAGGTATTAGTCAAAGCAGTGATGCCAAGCCCTACATTGGCAAAGGTAATGGTGGGCCTTGCAAGCTGCCCAGCCGTATTCAACTCAAAGCCAGACGTTTCAAGTGGCAATGCCGTATAGGTGTGGGTTTTGTAAACCACATCAGTGCCATTAATTTGCGACCAATTTGCGAATCTATAAATGCTTTGATCTGTAGACCCTGGAGGCAAGATAGCTGCAATATCAAGAGTAAACAAATCAACGATTTGAGGCAGCTGAGTCTTAAAAGTTTCAGCATTAGGTGGCGATTGGGTCACACGTACACCCTCACTAAAGAGAAAGACAAAACAGCGTAAGCCGAGTCAACCGTACTAATCTGCCAACCATCAGCCAACAAATAATTCCTTGGAGCGAGCGTTAAAGAAATCGGAATGTTCTGATTGTTTGGTACGTCTATTGACGTGAGCACTCCTGTCACCAAATTTGCAGAATAATTCGCAGGTCTTAAATAACCTGTCAACGTTAAAGCGCTGATGTTGGTATAGCCCAAAGACAAAGTGCCACTCGTAAAAGGCTTTGAAAATGTCTTAGTGCTGTATGGCGGAGTCCAAGTTATCGCTTGTCCTTTTTGTTCTAAAAAGAAACTTTCTAACGAGTTGATTTTCGCAAAAGTCAGTGGAGGTGTTTGACACTCCCAGGTTTCGTTTTCTGCATTAACACCATCAGTCAAAACTTGGCTGTAGCCATCTCCAAACTGAGCCCGCTGCACACGCTGTGAGCGCCTTTGAGTCAAAGACTGATCCAGCGGAATGTCGTTAAAGGCAATGTGAGTCATTACAGCATTCCTCCGCTACGGCGCTCATTTGCAAGCGTACCAAGGACAATTCCTTTGACCTGCCCTGCTAGTTGTTTTTGGGCTTGCGGTGACAACTGCTCTCCGGTGTTTTCGACAGATATGTTGATCGTACCGACATTTACGCCTCCCATCGCATTGTTCGGGACAATGTTGCCTTGAGCGCCTGGAACGAACAGCTCAGGTCCACGCTCTCCAACCAAGTAAGGCTGGTTGCCAGAGACTGAACCGCCAAGGGCTTTTCCAAATCCGCTAAATGGCCCAAGCACGAAGCTAAGAGGGTTGAACCCGCCACTCATTGAAGAAGTATCAATGCCTGAACTGACTGGTCCGCCGCCCATCGCAAACGTGCGAGCGACCGCTAGCGCAAGGTACTGAGCAATCATCTGCTGTGCTGTCTGCATCAGCATGTCTGCGATGCTGTTCAAGAAACCGGCAAAAGCTTCTTGCGCTGTTTGCGTTCCATCAATAACGCCCATAAGCCCGTTAAACAGGCTGCTTGTAAATGCGTCCGCAAATGGTTGAGCAGCTTGGAGCGCTTGATTGAACCTGAGCTGAGCCTGCTCAGCCGCACTTAGCTGAGGCAAAAGCTGTTGAGTCAGAGCCAAGCGACTTTCCAATCTGCTTATTTCATTGTTTGTTTTTTCAACGTCTTCGGGCGTAGTCAATGAATCTCTAATTATTTTTTGCGCTGCGATAGCATTAGTAAGTTCAAGCTCTGCATCCTTTTGCCTTCGTATTTGGCCTATACGCAGTTCTATCTGTTGGTCTTGCGACATACTGCCAGTCGGGCGCAAATTAGCGTCTTCGATTTGCCTGCCAATGCCAGTCTGCATTCCAGCAAGAGTTTGCTGCTGCTGAAGGCTTAGCAATTCTTTTTCTAGCTGTATTCGAGACTGCGCCTCAGCTATACTTCTTCTCTCAATAGCGACTCTAGTGTTAAGGGCCTGCACTTGCCTGTAATAAGCCGCATAAAGCTGGTTTTCTTCTTCAACTGATTTAGCGTTGCCTCTTGAAGCCTGATACCTAATATCTAATATTGTTTGTTCATTGGCTGCTATGTCAGACAAGTCGTTTAATCTTTTCTGCAACGCGGCACTTTCTCCCTCTTCGAGCGCAGTTAACTGCTGCTGAAGCTGCATTAAAGCATTCGATTGAGTAGCGTTAGAAACAACTGCCGAATCGTACTGGCTGCGCCGCTGTTTTTGTTCTTGCTCAAATCTTTTTCTAGCCGCCTCTTGCTCACGCCTTGCTTGCTCAGCTAAACGCTCAGTCTCTTTTGCTCTTTGCTTAGTAGCGTCGAGCAGCTGTAAATCTATCTGCAAGATAGCTCGCTTTGCATCTTCTATAATTTTCTCTCTTTCTGCAATATCTTTGGTTTCATCTTTTAAGCCTTCTGTAACCTGCCTGTCAAATTCTTTTAAATCGTTAAGCCTTTCTTGTCGTATAATGTTTTTATCTGCTTCAGCGGCTTCTTCTAGACTGCCAGTGCCTTGGGCTCGAAGAGCTGCTGTTTGCAATTGGGAAATTTGCAAGCTTTCGCTTGCTTGGGATCGACTAAGTAAAAGCTCAGGAGTTGCATCTGGTACGCCTGACAGCGGATTAGTGGTGTTTAAGTAAAAAGCTTCTTGGAAAAGGCCCGCTACTTGCGCTCCAACAATCGCAAAAAACTGAGCGGTTTTATTCCCAAGAGTCTCAAAGTCTTGGCCTGCCTGAACAAGGGCTCGCGCATTATCAACACCAATTGTTTGGCTAAGCTCTTTAAAGGCAGCATCTGCGGCTTTAGCGGTTTGCCCAGACTCTTGAAGGTTTTTTATTCGACGAGACGTTTCAGAATTTAACCTGCCTATAAAAACTTCGAGCGCTTGAGTAACATCTCCTGCTCCCTCCAAAGCTCGCGAAAGGTCCGTCGTTTTTTGAGCAAATTGATCAAGTTGCTGCCCGAGAGCACTGCCAAGAATCTGACCACCAAAGCCACCTGCGCTACCTAGCAGGCCGCCAGCAATTGAACCCGCTCCACCGCCAAACAACAGCGGGAAACCGCCGCCAAGAGCCAGGTTTTGGCCGAGCTTACTTTGGAGAAAACCTCCGCCGCCTGCTGCGCCTCCACCGCTACCTGATCTCGCCTGGTAACCAAATTGAGTTGCTAAAGGAGAACCCTTGATGTCGCGAGCCCCCATAATTGGAGACGCAAGATTAGAGCGAAAACTTACACCACCAGAAGGACCAATGCGTTTGTTGGCTAAATTAGTTAAACCCTGCGCTCTTTCTTGATCTCGAATAATTCTATTTTGACGCTCTAGCTCAGCATTATGCTGTTTACGGGCTCTAACAAGATTGTTAATTGCCGCTTTTTCTGCCTCAGTATTAACTGCGGCCCTGCGGACAGCCGCTGCAGCTTTATTAACAGCCTTTGAATAATTTTGGACATTTGCAATATCTCTGGCTTTAAATGCTTTGTCATTTTCTTTTGCTTGCTGTAAAGTCGCTTTATTTAGCTTGGTGACATCGCGGGTAGCCTGCTTTATAGCTTTATTGAAATCTTTAAGTTTTTGCGAGCCCTTAAGAGCAATTTCAATATCTACGTTGTAGTTAGCCACGGCGAAACACGTAGAGCCTTGCGCTCCAGTCTACCGCCCCCCCATCGTTCGCGCCCCTCTGCCTGCCTTGGCATTTTGGATCGCCTTCTCCTGCTGCTCGTTATACAGCTCGAAGTAAGCAGCCCAGCCGACCAGCTCTTCTTGCGTCAAATCACGCGAAAGCTGAGCAACCGTCATGCCCAGCTCCTTTGCCAAGAAGAAAATAAAATACCAGTCGTTACTTGCTTTTGAGGTCTGCTTTCGCTTCCTCCACCTTATGTTCCGTCCCAGAGTTCAGCATGGCAAGCTGAATCTCTTGGAGGACAGAAGCAGCCACGGTCCTCTTGAGAGCAGCTACTTCGCCATCCTGGAACATGCGGCGACCATCTTCGTCTAAAGCTTTTTCGACCATCAGACCCAAAGCAAAGTCCTTGCTTTCCGTAGCGTCAAGCTTTGTCTGGATCGATTCGCGCTCTTCAATGCTAAGCGGGTGCCAAAACACCTCAAGCACCACCTCGTCGCCTTCTTTCACCTCGTACTTGTAAAGCTGGCTGACGCCAAATTTATTCCGAAGCAGTTCGGTGGCCCGCATAAATCAATGCCGTTTCGATCAATATACTACACGACTGCAGTAAATTGACAAGAAATAAGGCCAAGGAAGTGGAACTCGTCTTTCTGTTTGCCAACAGTCGGACCCGTAACATCCATAACTCTCGGAGAAACACTAAACGTATCCGTGTAGTTAGAGGCATTTACTGAAGTAAGTCCATCTATAACTGCTTCGCTAATGGCGGCCAAACTGACAGTGCCTGCCGACTTTGGAACGTAAACGCTGCATTGGATAACTCCTCGATAGTAATCAGAAGCAGCACCTTGGTTTTGCAAAGTTGAACGGTTAAAGTCAACGCTTATGACAACGTATTTTTCGTCCTGACCGGGCGTTGTGAAAAGAACGTTGTCATAAACCATTGAGACGTCTGAATCTGCTGCAGCGACTGCATCAGTTACAGCCTTTTCAAAAGCAGCTCGGGCGTTTACAAGAGTCATGACTTAACCACCAAGTTGTTGATAGCCGACAGGTGCGACTGAACGCTGGCCAGTCTGAGCAAAAATCCTACCGGTTCTTTTTTCCTTAAAAGTTTGATTTACTAAATCACGCATTTCACCTTGGACAAACTGAGGAATGCCTGATTTTGGAGACGAAAAAGCCGACATAGCATATCCAGCAGTATTACCTATATAAACAGTAGGTTGCTTTTTATAGTTAAACTCAGGGACTTTATGGCGCGGCCTAATCTCACCCTGGTTAGAGCCAGGCGGAAAGTTTGACCAAGGAGCAACTTTTTCATCTTTTGCCTGCACTCTTTGAGTAGACGCCTTCCAGCTAGATGCAAAAAACCCTGTATCTACTGGGCTTACGTCTTTGCCTATTTTGTTGGCAAACCCATCAAGGGCTAAACCGATCAAAGCGTTAAAGTCTGCATTCAACGCTTTTTCAAGGTCAGTTGTAATCTGGCCAATGCCTCGTTTTTTTGCCATTAGAACATCACCTCAATAATATACAAATACTCTTGTCCGCCCTTGTAAGTGCGGATATTCATAATTTGCGAAACCCGGCTAGACCCTGCGTATGTCAAAGTTACCGTGTCCCCAAAATTAGGTTGGTTATCTCCAATTAAATTAGGAGTGACGTACAACTTTGCCCTACGCTGCTCTTGACCTAGATCTTTTTCCGTAGACTCAATAAACTCAAGTGGCGCATTAAAAGAATAAGTCGTATCAGTTGTCGTCAAAGCACCCGTCGCAACGTTGTAGCTAGGCGAAGTCTTGCGAGTGTAAGTAATCGCGTGGTCAAGCGCCTTGCCTAAATCAGCGACAACCGACTTAGCAACATTTTTGAAAACGGTGTCTAGCGCTCCAGCCATGTCAACCCCTTACGGTACGGACTTGGTAACTGCCACTCCCACCAAGGCAATAAGCACCAAGGTAAGACTGGAGCCAAGGATAAACATCAAAGACATTATTGACCGTTCCCGTAGCCTGACTAGAAGTGTTGTACTTAACTTCCATCTCACCGAGCTTGACGGACTCGTA